TTTGGTTTAAATACAATTCTATCTTTCTCTTCTTCTAAAAGAGTTTTAACTTTCTTTGGCAGAGTATCATATTGATTATCACTCATAACTGTACCTTTAGTAGATACCTTATCAGTCTCTGCTCTTTGAACTACACCTAGAGCTTCTTTCTTAGTTCTAAGTCTAGTCGTTTTATTCTCAAGATTCTTTTTTAATCTTTTTATTTCTTTTTCTTTTTCTTTGACAGCTTTCCTAGCAGCCATCTTTGCTTTCTGGTCAATGCTATAATTATACTGTCTTGTCATCTCTACTTAACAATCCATTTGGTTCTTGCTCAGGTTCTCTGTCAATAATCTTTTTCAATCCCATTGCAGACAACTTTCGCCCAGTTTGATGTTCTAATATCTCAACTGCTCCTCTTAAACTAAAAGCACCTGACTTAACACCATCTTTTATTTCTTTTAAAGCTGATACTTCCTTATCAACCTTTACTAAAGTTTTATTATCTTCTAGTAACTTATAACCAAAAGGTATAGTAGAACTATTTCTTCTCTTCATCTATTACCTCTACATCTTCTGCTTCTATTACTTCTTTTTTTTCTGGTAAAATAAATATACCACTACCAACATTATGTGTAACATCTAGCTTATCTCTTTTAGCAACACCCACTCTGTCTAATAAAGTTTGGGCTGCTTGAAGTTTAGCATTGACTTGTGGGATAGGGTCATCACTATTTAATATCTCTACAAGTTTATTTGATGCTTGTGGAGCAGACTTTGCTAGAATCTTTGTGGCAACATCTATGATTTCATCTTTCAGACTATTGATTACTGCATAAGAAGCACCAGGTTTGTACCCTGCTATATCTAAAGCTTTGTTTATATCTCCTTTTGCTTCTGAAGATAGTGCTGCTAAGAACTTTTCTTGTTGCTCAGTAAGTTTTCTTTTGCCATCTAGTGATGGTAAGTAATTTTGTACCATGTTTTTATTATAACAAGTTTACAGCTAGTTGACAACATTTATTTTTATTTAGAGTTGACAAATGCAGGAGTACCTGTATAATATAATTAGTTACTCTCCAGGGGGTGAAGCACCTATACCTCTCTGGGTCAGTCCAGCAATATAGCAAGTCTCTATGTGAATCTTTGTAGCTGGGCGATTTCTATCTAGTTTACAAGCTAATCCCTCCATTTTGT